ATTTGAGTTTTTTTTTTTATTTAGACACCGATTTCAAATTGTCTTCGCAATTGAGCAGGGCTTTGTTCATAACTGCTTTGATTCCATGGTCCAACGCTTTCTTTAGGGACAGGTGGCAATGATCGTATATCGTGATACGGGATTTTATTACTCTGCATTACCGTATTAATCCCGACGTGATAACCGCTGATTAAGAAATTTTGTTCCTTTAATAATTTAGATACTGGGTTTTCTTTGGCGAATTCGTTTGCATCATCGTATTTTGGCAACAAATCTTCTGCTCCCAATTGAGTAGTTCCAGCAACTACTCTATCAATTTGTTTTTGTTGTTCATCTACAACGACTGGTTGTTCTTGTTGTAGTTCTAGTCCATTTCCTAAAGCCAATGAAGGTTGTTGGACTTCTTGGACTTCTTGGACTTGCTGGACTGGAGCCATTGGAAGTTCTTCTGAAATATTTTCTAAACTTTCAAAAAACGAACCTTTCATATATACGTATATAAGAACAATTACAATAACTGCTAGTAAAACATTTACCATACCACTTGATTGAAGAAAATCTAGTATTTTCGCCATACTTTTGTTTTAATATAGTATAATAAAATAAATTTTAATTTTAATAATTTAATTTAATTACCACTAAATTTAAAAACAAAATTTTTACAATAATAAAAACAATTATCAAAAAACTTATGTATAGTGATTTTGAAGAAGTGGATGAATACGAATCAGAATTTACACATGACGATTTTTTAGATTATTATAAAGATGATGTTTTATATATGTTAGAAGATATGAAATCTAGATTTAAAATGTCACCTTTTTTTATGACTAATGTGAATTTACCTATATTAACAAATTTTTTTATAAATCAAATAATTAAAAGACCTACCTTACCCATTATTAATAATCATATTTTTCTCTTTAGTAACTATTATAAACAAGAATTAGAAATATCGTACAGTATAGTGTATAAATTTATAAAACGTTTTAAAATTATTTCACCATATAATTATTGGTTATATTTTTGTTATAGGTATAGTGATTTATATGAGATTCAAAAATACGCATAACTAACACACAATATACAGGACTATTCGGAAAAATACATTCGTTATGAATATTTATATAATATAATTTATATAATATATGATATTGACTATAGATATTGGGTTAAGAAATCTAGCAATGTGTATTATGAGTGCAGTAGAAAAACAAGATATATCTACATACGATATACATTTATGGGATGTATATAATACGTTAGATTCAGATGATTATACGTGCGAGGGTGTTCAAAAAAGTGGTAAGGTATGTGGTAAAAAGTGTACATGTAAATATTTAATGGATGATGAGTATAAATATTGTTGTAAAACACATTTTCCTAAGAATATAGCATTTGCAAAAAATAATATTTTTAAAAAAAAGGCGATTAATGATTATTTGTTACAAGATATAGCTAAAATTGTATTAGCCAAGATTCAAGAAATTTTTAATGATAACAAAGATATTTTTACAAATGTAAAACAGATATTAATTGAACTTCAACCCAAGATAAATCGAAAGGCTATATTTACGAGTCATTTACTTTATGGTAAACTAGTCGAATTGTATAAAGAAACAGATACAACTATTCGTTTTGTAAGAGCTTCACAAAAGTTAAAAGCTTATACTGGTCCTGAACTTGTATGTAAATTGAAAGGTGCTTACGCGCAAAGGAAATGGCTTAGTGTTCAATACACTAAATGGTTTCTAGAGACTCAATTTTCTCAAGACCATAAAGAAAAATGGTTACCTTTTGTATTGTCACATAAGAAGGCTGACGATATATGCGACACGGCGCTCATGGCAATCAATGGTATTTACGGAATACCTAAAAAACAAAAGTTTCAAAAGAATGGTAAGTGCATTACATAAGTTTTTACTGTACGTTTTACACGTTTTAAATACTATATATATTAAAAACGTATTTGGTGAATTTTTTTTAATTGTTTAATACATATGTCTTATTTATTAAATATAAAATTATTTGACAATGTATTTAAAAACGATTGGGGTCTTATTGAATCAACTGGAAATTTAGGATATAAAGAGTGGATTTATATAAATGATGTTGCTGTTGGTGAATCTTATAAATTTAGTTATAAAAAAATGTCAAGTTTAGATTCGAGTTCTGATTCAAGTTCTGATTCAAGTTCTGATTCAAGTTCTGATTCGAGTTCTGATTCGAGTTCTACAGAAGACATAGATATTACGAGATTAAAAAAGTTATTAAAAATGTGTATAAAAGATTCTAAAGTTGTAGTTGTTATTTACGATTGGATGACTCATACGGCATATTTAAAAACAGGTTTTTCTATTTCTGAAAGTGGAGAACCAATTGATATAAAATACAGGCCTGGGTTTACTAGTTTTATAGTATCATCAAGAGCTCCAAAGCCGAATCCACAGCACGGTATAGATAATTTTGTAAAATGCGATGGAGAAGATTTTGTGTTACAAAATCAAAAATTTATACCAGTTGGGTTTAATGCATATTGGTTGGGGTTTAATGAAAAATATACATATCCTACGAATGACCAGATAGAAGAAATGTTTATAATAGCAAATATATTAGAAGCTACGGTTATTAGATCACATACATTAGGATTTTCGTCAGGTACATACAATGCATTAAGACCATATAATAATTATATAAATTATCACGCGTGGGTACCTATAGATTATGCTTTTATGATGGCTAAAAAATATAATATACGTTTGATTTGTCCATTGACTGATAGTTATAATTATTATCATGGAAATTATGGTGATTTTTGTAAAACAAGAGGTTTATCTAAAGAAGCTTTTTGGACAGATCTTAATGTGCGTTCTGATTTTAAAGATTACATATTACAATGGCTTAATCACGTTAATCCTTACACAGGTAAGGCAATCAAAGATTCTCCGGAATTATTTATAATAGAATTAGGGAATGAATTAGGGAATATTCGACCTTATAATGGAAGTAAAAGTATACCTACAAAAGAATGGATAAGTGATATCTCAGCTTACATTAAAACGATTGATACTAATCATCTTATATTAAGTGGAACTGATGAAATTTTAGGAAAATGTGGAGAATTTGATATTTCTACGTTAGATTGTTATAGTAATCATTTTTACTGGAAAGATAATATTAATCTAAAAAAGCAATCTGATTGTGCTAGTGAAATAAATAAACCATATATTATTTCAGAATTTAATCCTCGTTTTGATAAAAATTGGTTTATAGATATAGAATCTAATCCTCGTGTAAAAGGTACTATTTTTTGGAATATGCATCCTCACGAATTAGGCTATAGACGAGGACAACCAATTCAACATAAAGATGGATATACATTACATTACCCTGAAAATAGAACTCAATTATTAATTATCTCAAATCATTTCAGGAGAATGCAAGGACTCCCTGAAATAACAGAATTATAAACAATGAAAACACGTCATTTGCGTCTATGCTAAGCAACTATATCTGTAGCGGTTATAATAAAAAAATAAAAAGTTGACAATATAATAAGTTATAGTATGATTGAAAAAGATTTTGAAAAATTGACACTACGTAAATTTAAAATGAAAAATATTTTACCAGATGCAACCATACTTATTCTTGGAAGAAGACGGAGTGGAAAAAGTTTTCTGACAAGAGATATTTTTTACCATCATAAAAATATACCATCCGGAGTTGTATTTTCTGGAACAGAAGAAGCTTCTCCATTTTTTGGTAATTTTATACCAGATTCGTTTATTCACTCAGAATACGACCCTGAACTAATGGAAAGTATAATGAATCATCAAAAAAAGAAAATAAGAGAAGCTAAAGCTGATGGATTATCAGAATCTGGAAAACACGCTAGTAATAATCTTTTTATAGTTTTAGATGATATGTTACACGATGCTCAAAATTGGAAAAAGGAAAAAACAATTAAAAGTATTTTTTTTAATGGTCGTCATTATAATTTTTTATTCATCCTAACTATGCAATACCCATTAGGTATTACTCCAGAATTACGTAGTAATATAGATTATATTTTCATTTTTAATGAACCAAGTCTTAAAAATAGACGAAAAATATACGATGATTATTGTGGCATGATACCCGACTTTAATTATTTTTGTAACATATTAGATGCTTGTACACAAGACCACGAATGTCTGGTCGTAAAAACGTCAACTAACAGTAATGATTTACGGGAGCAAGTTTTCTGGTATAAAGCAGATGCTCATCATAATTTTCAAGTAGGGCATCCAAAATTATGGAAATATCATTCTTCTAATTACAATAAAAATTACGAAGATGTAGAACATAAAGATCAAGCAGAAGTAGATAAACTAAAAAAGAAATTTGCTAAAACACGCAAGCTTAAAGTCATTGTTTCAAGACAAGGTGATATTGTCGGTTATAAACAAGACGATTAAATAAACTCATTTCTCCATAAGGAAAAATGAAGAAAGATTCTTTTTAAGAAATGATAATGTTATAATTACCATTTCTTAACAAACGATTTAATTTTCTAATAGTATAACTTCTGATAGAATAATCAATCCACGAACTTCCATATTTATAATCGTTCTTATTAGCTATAATCAAACCATCTATACATTTTAAAATATTTTTATTATCGTTTATAGGTGGATTTAGTTGTAAAACTATCTTCTTTAAACTATTACTACAATTCTTATTAATTAATATCATATTAATAAGTACTTTTGATATTACTTTTTATAAAAGTAATTATTTTTCAATTTTTACTTTAAAAGAAAGCTAAAGCTCTCCATTACTTTTCAAATAATTATATGTACGTCCACCTATTTTAATCCTTCGTCTTGTTAAAGGATTAATCATCCAAATGTTTTCTTCTTCTGTTTTTAATATATTTTCTTCTTCTATTAATTCACGTCTACACATTGGACATATGTTATTATTGACCTGAATATGACTTTTTAAACACGCTTTGTGAAATGAATGATTACATCCTAGTGTAATGGTACTGGTACCTTCAACGACGACGTCGTTAGACGGCAAGGTATCATAACAAATACAACAATCGTAATCCATATTAACAAATTCATCAAACGAAGAAATCTGATGAGATTCTTGAAATTCAATGTAATTATAATAATATTCTAAAAGACTTGTTATTCTTGAATAATTAACGGGAAATATTTCTATTTCAAAACATCTAGTTTCATAATATCCCAATGGATATATTTCAGATAATTCGTACAAATCACTAAATATGCTATCAATATTTATCAATAAATAATTGTGCATAAATTCAGTGAAAAGTTCAATCTTTTCGTTTTGCAAATATCTAATTAGACACGATGTCCAACTTTGGTGTTTCACATAAACTGTATAACTAGGATCATCTGTACCTCCAGGTTCATAAGTATAAGGGTTATTATCCAAAAAGGAATGAAATGTTAATAGAATGGTTTCTATACACATACTGGATGTCCATTTTTCAAATTTGTCATCTCCCCATGTATTTAATATAGTAGCACAACATTTACCATCTTCATACATATTAGGATGTATTCTAACTCCATCGTAATTAATAAATGTTACTTCTGGAGGAGAATGAGGATAATTATCTGGTATTTTAAAATCTAATCTTATAAATTTATGCCTATATACACTATCAACTGGACCTTTTATAATTGTATGCAATTTATTAACATCAGTTTCATCATAATAAATCAAATAATCATTGTCATTGAGGTCACGTTGTGATTGTTGAATATACAATTGACGAATTTCTTTTTGAAATCTTCGATTTACATTCATTATATACATATATCAATTATTTTTAAATACGTTACTTTTAAAAAAGCTTATTTTTGATTTTACTTTAAACCTTTTCTTTTTTGATGTTACTTTTTCTAAAAGTAACTAAAGGTTAACCAAAAACCCTTTCTTTTTGAGGGCTTTGGCCCTACTTTTTCTAAAAGTAACTAAAGTTATTCTTTTGTGGTTAATTTTCCGCTTTTATATAAATTAAAAAGTTTTTCTTTAATAGCAGTTTCTTTATCGTTTTCCTTTTCTTTTTGTTTAGCAATTTTGGGATCAGGAACATAGATAATATTATTTTTTAACTGAACACTCCATGTAATATTTTTTGCTGTATTAACCAACATAATATAATCTGGAAAGGATACTTTCATAAGTAGTCCACCTGTTCTAAATTGTTTTGTATCTGTATTATAATATCTAATCCACGTTTTAAAATTGGGCAATTGTGTTAGTAATTGTTTTTCTTTCATTGTTTTTAGCGGTATATAATTTTCTAGACGTTGTAAAATTTCATCTCTATTGAAATTATCTTGACGGCTACCACCTTTTGGTTTTTTATAACCAGTACTATTTAAATTACTATATTTAACATCTCTACAATAAACAGACGAACTACCTTGGGCACCTTCAGAATTATATTCCTCTGTAAAGGTATCTGTTTCAGATCCAGTTTTTTTTATAATATATCCACGCCTCATATTAATTTACCAGATTAAAAAAAGTTTATCAATTTTTATTTATTATATTACAATATATATGTTTGAATATCTTTATAATATATTATTTAAATGCAGAGATGTAGATCAAATTATACCTGGTTTATGGTTAGGAAATTATAAATGTGCATTAGATAAATCATTTTTAAAAGCAAAAGGTATCAGTATTATTATCAATTGTACACCTAACAAACCTTTTATTACAGAAATGGAAAATATTGACAATATGAATATAGAA